GCGGCGCTGCTCGGTGGGTATAGCGACGCCCGGGGTTTGGCGCACCTCGTCGGCGATGCGGCCGAAGTATTGGTCAAAACCGTCACGGGTTTCGCGGTAGAGCTTGTTGGCGAGCTCAGTGCGGCTGACCGCAGCCTCGCGTGTGCGGGGGGCGGCGCCGAGGATCTGGTTGAGGTTGCCGACAGCGCGCTCGCGGACGTTCTCGGGGAAGTTGGCTGTGCTGGGGCCGACGAGGCGGTTGAGGAAGCGACTGCGGGCCTCAGCGTCGTTGATGTTGACGCCTTGTTGACGGGCGAGGGCCTGCAGACTGGCGGCTTCGCGGTTCAGTGCACCGGTGAGGGCACGGCGGACGTCGGTGTCTGAAGCTCCAGCGCCGAGGCGGAACCCAAACTGCCGCGACAAATACTCGTGGGTGGCGGGTTCGGAGAAGGTGCTGCCGTCACCAGCGCCGGCGGCGTTGGTGCGCTTGGTGCTCCAGAAGGCTTCGAGGCTCTGCTGGCGCCAGGTTTCAGCGTTGGCGCCGCGGCTGGCGGCGTCGACATCGACAGCGCCAACGCGGTTCAGCAGAACGCGGGAGTTGGCGTAGGCGGTGGCGCGGCGCTCGAGCTCGGTAGGTGTCTGAAGTAGGGCAGCGCGCATAGCGGCGGGGCCGCGTGCAGCTTCGCCCGCGGCGCGGGCCACGGCAGCGCCGGCGGCTGCGGCACCGGCGGCCCGGCGTTCAGCGCGAGCGCCGCGGATGCCCGGGGTGGCATCCAGGATGCGGTTGATGCCACCGGCGACAGCGTCATCGATCTGGCGGCCGACGCCATCTCGGTAGAAGGGGGCACGCTTGAGCTGGCTGTGGGTGAACAGGCCGAAGCCGACTATGGCGAGAGCGGTGGCGATGCCGCCGGCGCGGCGTTCCAGCTTTGCTGCGAGCTCCTTCTTGCGCTGGATGTCACCCGGGACGGCCTTCACCACGCCGCGGACGATGGCACGTTTGCCACCCTCGATCTCGGAGAAGCTGCCCTTGGTAATGCCCTTGCCGATGCGCTTGACACCGCGCTCGATGTTGGCCAGGCCTCCCACGGGATCGGTCTGCACAGCGCGTAGCTGTGGGTCGGCACCCTGGCCCTTCAATCGGCAGTCCCAGTTCGGGGGGATGCAGCGGCCCCCGCACTGCACGTTGGGCGGGTTGCACGTGACCCGCTTCAAAGTCTTGCCCGTGCGGCTGCGTGCGACGTCGAGGCGCTGTCGTGTCGCCAGGTAGGCCGCGGTGCGGAAGCCTTCGGGAGTGATGTTGGGTTGTGTCACTGATCAGTACCCCTCGTTGTAAGCGCGAAAGGCGTCGGCCTCAGCGTCGGGCACTGTTGAAAGCCCTACGACATTCTGGCCGGGGAAAAAATGCTGGACTGCAACGCGAGCTGCGCGGGTGGAGTAGAAGCCCGTGGTGTAGGGGCCATCGGTGATCACGCTATCGAGCGCAAACCGGGCTCGATAGAGCTTGCGGCTACGGGTGCGATGGGGGCCCAGGATGAGTACCGGTGCTGCAGCGCTGGTATCGATGCGCTGGCCATCAGGGCCCACCAGGGGGCCGGCAACGATGTCGCCGTGGCGGTGGGTAACGCGGATGCGCAGGCCTTCGGCCGAATCGAAGATCGTGTCGCCGCGGCCGGCGTCGGAAGGGAGGATGCCGCCTTCGGCTGGCGCTGCTTCACCGCCCTCGGGTGCAGCACCTTGCTGCGCCGGCGGCTGCTGCATCGCCTGCATCTGGGCGTCGTAGCCCGCCATCTGCGACTGGAACTGTGCGTCGGTGCTGGCAATCAGCTGCTGCGTCACCGCTTCGTTGAGCTTGGTCTCGATGCTGTACTGCGTGCCACCGAAGCGTGACTCGCGCACTTCGAGGGCGTTGAGCACACCCAGTTGCAGGTACTGCGCGTCGGAGGCCGCTTTGAGCTGCTGTAGCTCAGCCTTCTCCTTGTCGGTCTCGGTGAACACCGAGGGGAAGTGCACCGACCAGGACTCAGGGATGCGGCCGCGGGTTGGTCCTTCGCGCGAAGCGAGGATGTAGGTGAAGATCTCAGTGATCGGGGTGCGGCAGTAGACCTCCTGCCACTGCTCAACGAGTGACGCCCAGACGCGTTCTTCGAAGCGGCCTTCCTTGCCGAGGCCTCCGGGACTGTCGCCCATCAGGATCGAGGCCGGCCAGCCGGTGGCAGCCTGCAGATCCTTCACGAAGGGATCGGAAGCCGTGGCAATGTTGCTCAGGGCCCGGTTGAGGAAGCTCACCTCCTCTTCCTTGTCCACGATCATGCCGCCGTAGACGCTGCGGCTGAGGCTGTTGGCCTCCAGACGCTTGCGCAGGTCGCTCTCGTTGCCGGCAGCGATGCGGTTGAAAAGCCCGGGCATCTTGTGCACGAACAGGTCGGCGTCTGTGGTCATGGCCTCGAGACCGGACATGGCGCTCTCGTAGCGCTTGTACGCCTGCCAGATCAGCTGCAGTACGGACTGGCCCCAGCCGGTGTTGCGGGAGCGTAGGTTCCAGGGCAGGTAGAGGCCGTCAAAGCGGGCGACACGCGTGTGGTGGATCAGCAGGTTGACGTAGTTGCTGGTCTGGTCCGGGGTGATGCGCTGGTTGGTGGTGATCCGGTAGGCCGAGGGCTTCGAGTAGTCGGTGATGGAGACGTCCTCGGGGATCAGCTCGTGACGCGACAGCGGGATGAAGCCACGCACCGCGCGGATGCGATTGACATCAACGGGATCTGCGGGCTCGCCACCGTCATCGATGAGCATCACCAGGCCGCCGCCACCGTAGAGACGCTGCAGCTTGATGACCTCGGAGAGGGCGAAGTGAAACTGCTGAGCCTGGAGGAACTGTTCGAACTGGGCGATCAGCTCAGTGGTGTCCTCCTGGTCGTCGCCACCGAGCTTGATCGTGGCTTGATGAGAAAGGATCGCGTCTGCGATGGAGTCCACGTAGCGACGTGGAATGCCATTGGTGTACAGCGATTCCAGTTCGGCTTCGGTGAGGAGAGTGCTGAAGCCGACTTGCGTTGCTGTTGTTTTGTCTTTTGTGCCTACTCCTAGTCCGGTGAGGACATTAACTAGAGCACCGTCGTTCCGGTATGTATCAGTATTAGGAGCAGCCATGAGTTGTACTGGCCTTAGGGCGATGGGCTCATCGTAGCCATAAGTTGCACGGGATCATAGGAAGCTAACATGTTATGCACTTGCGCAACATGTTAGGTTTAGAGCACAACATGTTAGCCGCAAAGCACAACATGTTAGGTGTTTGCGTAACATGTTAGGTCTGAGCGTAGGCGTTGGGCCGCTCTGACTACGCTGGGGCAGCCACTGCAGTGAGCATGGTTGACCATCGGATCGATGGATCACGTCTCCTGACCAAACGGCAAGCCAAACAGCAGTTCCGCGAAGGCATCCTCAACAGCTGGGGGTGCCTTTGTGCTTACTGCGGCCGACCAGGGGACACGCTGGATCACGTCAGGCCTCGTTCTCGGGGAGGGCGCACGGATCAAAGCAACCTGGTGTGTTGTTGCGCCTCATGTAATCGGGCGAAGGGCAGCACGCTGGATTGGACCGCTTGGTTCCGACAGCAGAGCTGGTGGTGCCCGCGGCGGGAGGCGGCGATTCACCGGTGGCTGGAAGCCTGGAGCGCGGTAGCTGCCTAGATGTTGTCGAAGAAGCTGGTGAGCGCTGGCGTCTCTGGAATGAGCGAGCAGGCGAAGGACAACGCCATAACAGTGTCGTCATGTGCCCCGCTCGCGGCCTCGCGCTGGCCATTGTCCTTCTGCTGGAAAACGCGTAGCTCATCAGCGATCGGGCCGGCCGGGAAGATCAGCTCGTCGCGCTCGAGCAGGTACAAGATGCGATCGGTGGCGACGGTCTTGCTTGGGCGGCTGGTGTTGAAGAGTTCGATCGCGTAGCTGGGTAGTACGTGCTGCAACGCTTCAGCGATGACAGAACCCATGGCCTGCTTCTCAACAATCACGCGCTCGGGAGCGTAGTCGTCGATCAGCGCCTTGACGTGCTGAAGGCTGTAATCCGTGCTCTTGCCGTTGGCGCGGTACATGCCTACAACCTCGTAGGGCTTCTCCGTGATGTCGAGCACGATCGCCACGAAGTAGTCGCGGCCACCGGCGTTGGGGTCGACTCCCATCACGTAGGTGCGGTGGATCGTGCCACACTCGCGCCAGTGACCCCTGGCGGCACGTTGCACCAACGTGCTCGGGTAGATCTGAGTGTCAGTGGCACCGAAGGCCAGCTCGTACTCGGAATCCCAGGCCGCTTGCGTCATGCGGCGGGACTCGCGGGTGCGCTGCGCCCAGTCCAGGTCGCAGCCATAGACCGGGTGCTGCGAGTAGTGGATCGCGACGCGGTTCCAGGAGTCGGATACCGCCGCCAGGCGGGCGTTGAGGCCGGCGATGTCGCGGCGGCGCACGTAGTCGTACCAGTCGGCCGGCGTGCCCTGGTGCCAGAGCTGGCCGAACCAGTCCTGTTCGGTGTCTGGTGTCGAAGTGACGATCACCTTGGCGTCGTCGCCCACCATCGACAAGGTGGGCATGGCGCCGCGGTAGATCTCGGCTGCGCCATCGAGGAACGCGCCCTCGTCCATGAACAGCACAGAGCAGCTAGGGATGCCTCGAGCGGCGCGGGGTGAGGCCGGCAGGAAATAGAGCGTGCCGCGGCCCTCAATCGCGATCTGCGTGTTGCTGTCCGTCAGGTAGCGAATCGATTCACCCTCGATGCTGTTGGCCATGGCGCGCACACGGCGACCGAGCTCGGAGGCGTCCTGCTGTGTCTTGGAGAAGATCACAGAAGCGAAGCCACGCTCGGTGAGAGCACGGCATAGGAGGTATGAGCAGACCGTCTCTGATGCGCCCATCTGGCGCGACTTGTTGATGATCGTGTTGGGGTGCTCGTTGATCGAGCGCACCAGCGCTTCTTGGTAGGGATAGGGGTCGAAGGGCGCAACAGTGCCGGCTGTGCGGATCCAGGTGCGTCGTGCGAACGACGGCCAGTCGTTGACGCCGGGGAGCTTGGTGGGTGCGATGGCCGGGTCGAAGTTGGCGGCGCGAGCCTGGCGCTTCGCAAGCTCGACGCGGAGCTTGTCGACGCGTCGCTGGAGCTGGCTCAGGGAGGCGGTCATTCGTCCTCGGGGTTGGCGCTGCGGAGCAGGTCGGTTTCGCTGATGGGGGTCTCAGCCGCTTCCGCCTTGAGCTCGAGGACGCCGTAGATCTGCGACTCCAAGTCGGACACGGTGCGCTCAAGCAGCTTGCGCTCCTGGTAGGCGGCAGCGCCGTTGAGCAAGGCGCGGGAGGCGGCGATGCGGTCGGACGCCCTCGCTTCCGGGTCGTTCATGATCTCTGTAAGAGTCGCGATAGCTTCAGGCATCAAAGCGACGTGACGTGACTCGTTACTGTCGATCAGCTCTTGCTGCATGTTGTAGATGGCGCGTTGTACTGCAGGGCGTTTACGCCAGTTGTACAAAGTCTTTTCAGTAATACCTAAAGCTCGGGCGACCTCGCGGCACGTCTTGCCACGGGCGAGGAGGTCAGCTGCAAGACGCTCACGCTCGCGCAGTCCATCAACGATGTTGGGGTTGCGAGCAATCATGGTTTTAGCTTACGGGTGCAGACGGATTGTTACCGGTCTGTACCGCAGTGTAGCGGGCAATGCAAGCACAAAAAAGCCGGGTCCCGTACCCGGCTCAAGCGCTTCCGCTCCGATCCCAGCGTAAGGCTCAGATGCGGGCGGTGATCACGCGCTCGGGTTGATCCTGATACTTGCCGGCGCGGGTCTGGTAGCAGGTAGAGCAGGTGGTGCCTTCAAAGAACAAAGCCTGGACGATGCCTTCGTTGGTGTAAATGCGACAGGGAGCACTAGAGCTATTGCTGAACTCCAGTGTTAAGTGGCCGTGCCAGCCGGCTTCACCTGGAGTGAGGTTGGCAATAACACCACAACGAGCATAGGTGCTCTTACCTATGAATAGAGCGGTTACATTCGGTGGCAGCGCCAAATGTTCTAACGCAACACCTAGGCCATAGCTATGTGCAGGAAGCACGAAATAGCTATCACCCTCGGGGGAATGGTGTAATGGCGCTGGCGCCAGGTGCGCCTGGTTGAAGCGTTTCGGGTCCACCACAGCAGCGTGATCGCTGTCACCGTCGCGCAGCGGCCGGAACGTGTAGAACTCGCGCGGACTCAGGCGCAGGTCGTAACCATAACTGGACAGGCCGAAGCTGAGAACGCGGAGGTCGTCGACCTCGCGGACGAGCTCGGGGATGAAAGGTTTGATCATGCCCGCCTCGGTGGCTAAACGGGTGATCTGAGTGTCGGAAAGCAGCATTGACGGTAGTGTTATGACGTCATGCCCCGGTACTGAGAGCACTCGAGGGCGAAGGTGGGTTCGGTGGTGGCCTCGGGGAAGCCGAAGCTGCAGTCTGCACCGGTCCAGTGCATGCACGTTGTGCATAGCAGCGTGTCCGCGGGGAGCGGGGCGCGGCTGGAGCGGCTGGAGCGGCTGGAGCGGCTGGAGCGGCTGGAGCGGCGCCGGGGAATGTCCGGGCGGATGTAAGCCAGGGTGCGGCCGAGGCGGATGTTGACGATGGACTGGCGGCTGCAGCTGTAGCGGGTGGCGAGGTC